GCTGTGCTTAACTGACCTAAAACCCGACGTTATGACGAACGGGAATCCACAACGCTCACGTAGTTCGTCGAGCATATGCAAGAACGACTCATCCATGTCGTTTTCTTGAGTCTCTTTGCATCTGAATTCTGATATATGAAAATGTTTAAGCATTACCCTTTCCATTTAGTAAGTCCGCGAAGTCCGACACTGCTCGCAACAAGCCCTGCCAGCATCGCCTTGTACCACTCAGGCATCGTTTGTAATACATCGAACCCAGCTTGAACATAGGGTACGCAAGGACCGATGAAAGATAGCACAAGAGGCACAGCAAAAAGTACGCTAAAGAACTCATCACGCCAGCTATTATTAGCATTAGAAGCATGAATATTTTCCCAATTGGTATCCTGCTTAATTGCTTCCATTTTGCGCTCATGAACAGCACGCTTCTCTTCAGCTTTACGCTCAAAGTGACCTCCTACCAGACCGATGACAGGTCCAATCAAATTCTGCAACATAGCTTAGTCCTTGATCAGTACGAGGTCAAAGTTGGCAGTGACTCGTGCGTCGTTGCCACTAACCTCATTAATGCGGATGTCGATGTCTGTTTTCTCAGGTACGGTGATCGGCGCAGTGAAGTCGTAGCGGTAGTGGCCGTCTGACTCTGCTATGTGTGCAATTCTAAACGGCTTGCCAAAAAGCCTGTGGTACATCAGCATCTGACAGGTCTTTGTCCCGTCGATAGTTGCGTCAAGTGCCACAAGGTACGCTGTAAAGCCCGCTGGGACAGTGTAGACCGCCATAAGGGTTTGTGCATAGCCTGCGTCTATCTGCGCCACAACGGTGCCTGACGCGCTTACAGTGCGGGCGGTAATTGTGCCAACATTTGTTGCGTCGTAAGTCATCCGAAACACGCGAAGGAACGTGTTGCTGGTCGTGACTGCCGATGTGCCTGTTAGCGTAACCGTCTCACTTATCTCATCGTAGTTAGCATCTAAGCCTTGGATGGTCAGTGTCGTCGTGTCGCCTGCGTCAGTAGATAGGCAATAGATAGTTTGGGCGCTAGAAAGTGATGCCCAAGGGTAAACACCGCCGCCAGACCACACACTCTCGGGGTCAGTGCCTTGGTCGATGTCAAAGTTAGCGCCGAACTTATGCACGATCTTAGAGTTAGAGATTGAGCCTCGGGCTATGTCGAGATAGACATTCGGGGTCGGGTGGTCAGTGTGAAATTGATACATTATTCCTGCTCCGTTGCGTAGAGTGACTCCATAGTCCCTATACGAATCGTTAAGTCGTGAACCTCGTCCTGCATCTTTCTGAGGTCTTGCACGTCAAGCTCGACGCCTTCAATCAACATATCCTGCCTAGCATCGTCGGGAAGGCTTCCTAATTCGCCTCTAGGCCACAGTATGCGAAACTCGGTGTTTCGCTCTATCTCCATCTGCGACTTGTCTAGCGAGTGTTCTATGGTGTTCAGGCGCTCTTGTATGCCGAAGTACGCCATCGTCGCGATAGACGTGGCGACAACCATCGCAATCAGGTTGCGTATCGGTATGGTGATATCGGTAGAGTCGTTGATATCCATAGCCTTACTTTATCCATTGAGCAAATACCACGGCTCCGAAAATGAATGGGTACAGGGCAAATACCGCTGTCCTGTTGCTGGCTATGTCTTTGTGAGCCGCGTCGATTTTCTCATCAAGACGCTTTAAGCGTTCTTCGCAGAGTTGTTCGTGATGCGCTAGTTTCTCAAGTGCCTTCTCTGCCAAGTCCACAAAGAATCCCCCATAAAAAGTAAAGTCTATGGGGGGTAATTATATCACTCGTCTGGCTCTTGCTCTAAGGATTCTGCGAGCATATTCACAAACGCGTCACGACCTACTGATAGCTGGTCCACGTTGAACTTTGCGCTTGCTAGTTTGCGGTCTAAGTCTTTAATGTGATTGATCACAGTCTTTTGCTGGTCGGTCATGTCGTCAACAAAATACTCTTTATCGTTTACTGTGATTGGGGTCTTTTCATTTTTTCCCATCGTCGTTACTCCTTATTGCTTTGCTTTGCCAATGTTAATAGCCATAATGTCAATGAAACGGTACAGCTTGGCTATCCATACGTCGTCTTTAGGCGTAGGTGTTACAGCCGCAATGATAGACGCTACTGAGATAACGGCTGTTGCTATGTTGGCAATGTCAGAAATAGTTTCCATCATTAGTTAGACTCCAGTGCGGCAATACGTGCTTCAAGTTCTTGTATTGTTGCCACGAGTAACGGCACTAGCTTGCTCTGGTCAATGCCTTGGTAGTCTGGTACTGAACGAGTACCCATGACAGCTTCAGTTACAAGTTGTTGCTCTGTGCGTTCTGCTTCAACTTCATTACCTTCTTCATCAAGCACCGCAGGAATTACTACGTCCTCATAGACCGCTGGAGTAACTTCATACTCCTCGTCACGCATTGCGTCCTTAGTGCCTGTGATTGCTTCTGGTACAACGTCTGCAACTTCATGTGCTAGGAAGCCATCTACAGTGGTGTCAGCGTCAACAATAAAGTTAAAGCGTGAAGGGTTAAGCTGCTTGACTCGCTCTGTAGCGCCTGTAAGAGGAACTACGTTTTCCTTGAGGCGGTAGTCTGATGAGGTGTTGTAGGATGTAGAAGAACCAGACGTTACAACTGAGCCTACAGCACCATTACCATTATAAAATTGTAAATGTGAAAAACCACCGGTGCCAGTCCCACGGCTCATATATATTCTACCTTCAGGCTCAACACTTACGCCATTTTGCGAACTGGCTCTTATAACGCTAGTATCACCCACAAGCAAGTTGCCGCTTGAGTCGATGCGCATGCGTTCGGAGTTGTTGGTTTGGAAATACATTGCATCAACAGAATTGTCGTAAGCAATGCGCCCAATATCGCTGTCAGCAGTGTCACCAAGGTCAAGTAAGGAAGTGCCGTTGGTTGCTGTGGTAACAACAACTGAATTTGACAGGTAAAGGTCACGGAAACGGATGTTAGTACCACCAGACGAATAACCTAAATCAGTAGCGGCGTCTCTGTTTGCGCCTGTATTTGTTGTTGGGATTATTACGCCATTCGACCCTGTAGAATCTATTCTAAATCCACCAGCGTTGGCGTTTTGCCCTGCAAAATAAGGAACAGAATTGAAAGTACCAATACTACCGACTGTTGTGCCGTTTTTGCGGAAGACTGCAATGTCACCATCATTAGCCTGACGATTTAACTGAAGTGGTGCGGCTCTACGGGACACAAAAGCAGAACCGTTTGCGGCACCACCAATAGAGGCACCCATGAATGTCGTGCTTGCTCCACCATCTGATTCATCATAACCGCCGTCAGTAGTAGTAGTCCCAACCAACAAGTTGCCGCTTGAGTCGATGCGCATAACTTCGCTGTCAGCCATATCAAAAATAGTAGCTGTCTGACTGTTAAGTCTAAGGTTTCCGTTTGATCCAGTAATGTCAGCAGAAGCGCCAAAGCCTGTGTCTGTTAGAGTTATTTGTGGGTCGTTAGAAGTGCTTAGATGTAAAACAGAAGAAGGCGAGGACGTACCAATACCGACGTTGCCGCTGGAGTCGATGCGCATGCGTTCTGTGCCGCCAGTAGCAAATCTTGTTGCTGTAGCTTCATAGTTCCAAAGAACAACTGATTCATCTGAATCTACGCCAAGTAGTAAGCCATCAGTAAACGCACCATCACCAGTAGTGCTATTTACAAATTTCATATATGCTTGATTGCTGTCAGTGGCTTTTAATTGAGCCATTACACCGCCAGCTTTTTCTAAATGTAAAAGATAATCTGGACTGCTAGTGCCGATACCTACCGACGTTGCGACGTAAGCAGTACCTGACAGGTAAAGGTCTTTGAAGCGTTTAGAAGAAATGCCCAATGAAATGCTGTTATCTACAGTATCGCTTGCAGTCAATGAATACGGAATAAGGTCTTTCGTGCCGCCATCGTTGAAGTATAAGCCTGCCGCTCCGATACCAACAGAATCAGCAGTCACTGTGCCAGTTACGTCGATGCCTGTGGAGGTGGTGGCTAGTTTGGCGGCGTTGTCGTAATAAAAAGTGTTTGCACCGTTTGCAGAAAAAGTAGCGTATGTTTCTCCATTTGTAGGATGCGCCAAAATAATATCAGCCGCACCTCTTAGTCGCAGTCTTCCTGTTCCAGTGTCATCAATGTAGCTATCTGAGCCATCGTGATAAATCTTTAGGTCAGAGCCAGCACCGAAGATAGCCTTGTCGTTGTCACCGAAGGACACGTCTCCAGTAAACGAGCCAGTAGTAAACGAACCTGCCGCAGGCGTAGTCCCACCAATGACTGTGCCGTCTATTGTTCCGCCGTCAATGTTTGCGGTTGTTGTGCCGCCGTAAGTTACTTTGACGTTACCACCAGAGCGAACAGCGATAAGCGTGTCGCCCCCTTGTATTACGCCGCCATCTGATAATTCGCTGATTTTTGACATCTCAATAACCTTTTAAATAGTTGGGTTAATTTTACACTATGACGATCAATCTGGCTTGTTAGGCCATACCACTTCTGACTCGTCCGTCACATCTAAATTGCTTGCAGGCATATCTCGTAACGCTTGCCTGTACGTTGCCCACTCCGCTTTCTTTGCTGTACTTAATGGGCTGTCTGACATCTGCGTCCAATCGCTTGAGGTCAGATAAAAGTCTCGCAAATTGCGAACCTCTCGTAAAACGTCGGCAGTCTTTTCTGCGTCACTGCCATCAACCAGCCCGTCATCGTATATGTGCCACTTGCTTGGCCTAGCAGTAAGCACGCCGTCAATCACCATGACATTGTCAGCTATGCCCAGATCGGCTCCTAGATCGCTTTGTAGGCTTTCTAGCTCTTCATCGCTTACCTCTACATAGCTTTCGTTATCGTCCAGCACATCGGCAATACGGGCCTCGTCAGCCGTCAATAAACTCTGTGACCATACTGAGCTATCGTTAAAAATAAAGTAGTGCTTCTGCGCCATGCTTACCTCTTTAGCACGTTAAATTCTACGTCGCCCGAGAAAAGCGCCGTTTGATCTGACGTGCCACCTGCTTTGTTAAATTGCATTCTCGCCTTCACTTTGACGACAGATGAGTTAGTGATTGTAAATCTGTTCAAAAACGTAAGGCCGTTGGTTGTTGCCGCGCCGCTGTAAATATTTGACGTCGTGATTGTCAGTGTCTGTACTACCGTGTTCGACGCGTTATAGCAGAGAAGCTGTGTCCTGATATTTGCTCGCGCATACGCATTGACCATCAACCCGCCGCCACTTGCACGAGGATACAAGAAGCTAGTAAACCTAACGAAAACAGGATCAGTGTAATCATCAATGTTGAAATAAGAGCTAGTAAAGTGCGTGACATAAGCCGACGAGCTTGCTGAAGTTGTATCCGTGAACCGCTGATTTTGAGATAGGGTGATCGCGTTGCTGGCAACAGTAATCGTATCGACTTGCCCATTGCCAATAGCGCCACCGCTTATTGATCCTGTAGCAATTAAGTCACCATCGACTTCGACATTAGCGTTAAAGCTGACCGTCCCTGTAGTCGTATCGACCGCGAAGGGTGTTGTCGTCTGTGACTCATCCGTAGACACCAGCGCAAATCGGTCTGCCTGTATTGTGAAGCTAGAGCCACTGGCATCTGCTGTAGCCTTAAAGCCTGAGACGTTACCACCAGCACTAACGGTCAAATACGCTTCCGCTTCTAGGTCAGTAATTGAGGTGCTGTTAGCCGCCGCTGTAGTCGATGCACCAGAAGCAACTGACGCAGTAGCCGCAAGTCCCGTTGTAGGATCGTTCACAGTAGATGTCAGTGCGGTAATGCTTGACGCGTTTGAACTGATATTACCTTCTGCCGTAGTGACTCGCGTTGTAAGTCCAGACACTGCTGTGGCATTGCTCGATATGTTGCCCTCTGCGGTCGTCAAATCAGACTGTAGGGTTGTGATATCGCTTGCCTGACTTGTTATCGTGCCTTCTGCACTTGTCACCCTTGTATCGAGTGCAGATATAGCCGACGCATTGCTGGTGATGTTGCCTTCTGCCGTCGTTACATCTGATTGCAGACTAGTAATGTCTGACGAGTTAGATGTGATGTTGCCTTCTGCCGTCGTTACCCTCGTCGTCAGTCCAGTAATCGCTGTCGCGTTAGTGCTGATATCACCTTCGGCTGTAGTGATGTCAGACTGTAAGATTGTTATGTCAGACGACTGAGACGTGATCGTGCCTTCTGCACTCGTAAGCCGTGTGTCTAGTCCAGTTATTGCTGTCGCGTTAGTTGAGACGTTGCCATCGGTTGTCGTCAGGCTAGATTGCAGACTAGTGATGTCCGAAGCCTGCGAAGTAATGCTTCCCTCTGCTGTCGTGACGCGCGTAGTCAAGCTGGTGATTGCACCTGCGTTAGTCGTTACTTCACCGTCAAGTGTCGTAAGGTCTGATTTAAGCTCAGTGATATCTGTAGACTGTGATGTCAGCGTGCCTTCTGCCGACGTAATTCGCGAATCGAGCGTGTTCGTTGCGGCACTCGTGGCGCTAGCCACATCGGTTGGCAAATTAAGTAGAAGGTCGTTACCTGCCTCTGTGGTAATGACATCATCTGTCTCGCCTTGAATCTTGGTTAAGTCCTCAACGGCAACCTCTAGGGCGGTTACGTTGCTTGCGCTTAGGCTTGTGATATCGTTTTCGGCGCTCGTGATTCTGGTATCAAGCGTCGATATAGCACTAGCGTTCGCGGCTACACCTGTAGAGCCATCATTTACCGTTGTTTCAAGTGCTGTTATGTCAGAGGCTTGCGAGGTTATTGAGCCTTCTGCTGTCGTGATCCTTGTGTCAAGTCCTGATATAGCTGTCGCGTTAGCCGCAACACCCGTAGAGCCATCATTGACAGTTGTCTCTAATGCCGTGATGTCTGAGGTGTTAGTTGTGATGCTACCTTCTGCGGTTGTCACTCTTGTTGTGAGCGACGTGATAGCAGAGGCATTCGTCGTGATGTCGCCTTCGGCAGAGGTCAGATCAGACTGAAGTGTTGTTACGTCACTTGTAAGGCTAGTGATAGAACCTTCGGCGGTAGTGACTCTAGAATCTAGCGAAGTGACCGCACTTGACGTTGCGGCAACACCCGTCGTCGCATCATTTACGGTCGTCTCTAGCGCGGTTATATCAGTCGCATTTGTAGTGATATCGCCTTCGGCGGTAGTAACCCTAGTGGTCAGTGCTGTAAGTGCGTTAGAAGTCGCTACAACGCCTGTAGATACGTCATTCACGGTCGTCTCTAGGGCCGTGATATCTGACGCATTAGTTGTGATGTTTCCCTCGGCAGTAGTGACGCGTGTAGTTAGCCCGCTGATCGCCGTAGAGTTTGTTGTTATGTCGCCTTCTGCTGTACTTAAATCTGTTTGCAGTGTCGTTACGTCAGTAGTGATCGAGGTTATGTCACCCTCGTTATCGGTAACACGCGTTGTCAGATTAGTAATTGCAGTCGCGTTAGTGGTGATGTCTGTCTGCGCTGTGCCTATGTTGCCTTCCGCTGTGGTCAGCGATGACTGCAACGTCGTGACATCGCTAGATAGCGTGGTGATCGAGTTGCCCTGACTGACCGTGGTTGTGTCGAGTACGCTGATGGCGCTCGAGTTCGCGGATATGTTCGAGTTAGCCGTGTTTAGCCCTGACTGTAGCGTCGTGATCGCCGACGCGTTGCTCGCAATACGCGGGTCAGCTAGTGACTGCCATGCAGAGCCATCCCAGTAATAAGGCTCGTTGTTATCGTCTGAGTCATACCATCGAGAAAAAGTCGGTATCGGATCAGGCACACCGCCAACGCCTGCGACTGGCGCTGAAGTTGATACAAATATATCGCTTGTTCCACTAGTCAAATCAACTATCGTTGCTTCGAGATTTGCCAGCGTCGTGTTAGTTGTGTTGATGCTGTTGTTAATCGTCTGATTGCTTTCATTGACGAAGATCGCCACATCGCCAAGATTCTGAATCAGCACGTCTTGACCTGTCTCAAGGTCTAAGACATCGCCCGACTCTACTTGCACATTTAGAACATCGACAGCTTGAGCCGCACCGTTTATCAGATCGGCGACAGATGTTTCAATCTCTGTGATCGTGACCGCGCCGCTCGCTATCTGATCAGTCGTTACTGCATCATCTGCAATCTGGTCAGTTGTAATTGCGTCGTCTGCTACGTCAGCAGTGTCAACGAGCAAAGCCTGTGCGCTTACTACAGTCGTATAGCCTGACTTGTTGCCTGAGAAGTCAACCGCTCGCAGATAAAAGAATCGGGTGTGCTGACTCAGCCCTGTCAGTATGTACTCCTCGCCACCAATCTTTGCAGAAGGCGTTGCACTGACTGAAGGCGTGCCGCTTGTTGTAGTTACGTGGACTTCTACGAACGCCAGATCGATGTCTGTCGGGTTTGTCCATTCGCAAGTTATTTGGTTAATGCCCGCAGTCAGCGTGACCGATGTTGGTGCGCTAGGTGCGGTCGTGTCGCCATTTAGTGCAAGGTTAGTAATGCTAGTGCCAGTGCTTTTGACGCCTATCAGGTTTTGCGCTTGCACTAAAAAGTCGTAGTTACTAGATAGGTCTAAGCCCTCGACTAAGGCTCGTGTCTGTCGTGTCTGAACTTCAAAGTAGTCAGTCGTACCGTTCTTGTTAAATCGGACTGTGTAGAATTCAATGAACGCATCATCGGGCGCAGTCCATGTAAGCTCAACAGCAGACTTAAGGCGACCATCTGGGCCGCGCAATCCTATCTCTGAGCTTGTCAGACTTGTCACATTGTCTACTGTGCGACCGTCATACAGGTCTAGCTCACCGCCTGCTAAAAAGTCCTCTTGGTCACTAGTCGTCCAATCATAGACAGCCGATGCTGTTTCAATGCACGTCAGATTGACGGCAAGCGATCCGCCGTCAGCAATAGCAAGCGAGTAGTCGATGACCTCAAACACTTTAGAGCTATAACCGAGCCGCTCGTTAGTGACGTTAATTGTGTCACCGACCTTAACCTGCAAGCCCTTTAAGTTTACCGACATGGTTATAATGACTTGCTGACGTGACTTGAGCAGTGCGATTTTGGCTAGTCGCTGTGCTTGCGTGTTGTTAGTCACAAACGGCAGAGGCATATCAAGTAATATAGGATCGCCATCCTCTGTGGCGAACGTGGAGCTTATCTGAGGCGGGTAATCGAGTACCTTGTAGTTCTTCTCCTCTGAGACGAATATGCCCTTAACGCCGTTAAAAACGCTCCTACGCGATTGCTTGGTCTGCGTCTGTATGTCAGATATGCAGTCAGCTTCGTCAAAGGTAACTGTCGGTGCCTGATACTCTGCGCCATCAACAAAATACTCGCCGCCCGAGTAAGTCAGCCTGCCGCCCATAGCAGACAGTAACTGCTCGATGTTGTCCTTTATCTGATTGCCTGTGTCGAGTACGCCGTTACAGGTATAGCGATCTTGAGTGCCACCGCCATCTAACGATACCTGCTCCTCACAAAGGTCTGCGGCATCAATAACTGATTGCGTGTTTATGTTTAAAGCGGTTTCGCCAAGTCCGTAGTCTTGGTCGATCATGTAGTCACGCAAGCATAGAGCGGGGTTGTCGCTGTACGCGAATACCTGCGTGCGTGGATCGTAGACACGCTTGCCCTTGATGACAGCAGTTATGTTTGGAACGCCCTGCGGGAATTGGTCAGTATCCCACTCTAGTCTGAAATGCGCGTATGCAATGCCCGACAGCTTGTGATCATTGGTCCACTTATTAGACGCGCTGACAAGCGAGCTAACGGCAGTCTGCGTATCTGTGCCTAGCTTAGTATTTAGCTGGACATACGTCCCCCAGTTGCCTTGGAAGCCGCCGCTTAACGTCCATATTTTCTTATCGTTAAAATAGAACTCTTCAAATGAGTTAATGTGGTGCGTTGCAAAAACAACTACTAGATGTAGGTATTTGTTGTCACTTCCAGAATGCTCAATAAAGACGACATTGCCGCCGACGCGCATCTGCCCATAGATTAGCTTGCGTGTGCCTGCTGGCTCGCGTGTGGTCTGTGTAATGCCTCTAAGCTGTGCGCCTAGACTAGGCTTAGGCGTAAGGGCGCGAGATACAATTGAAAGGCCAGCACCTAATGCGAAAGCATAAGCAAAGCCAGTAAAGGTAGTAGCTAACGCACCAAATACCGTTAGACCAGCCGCCGCCGCCCCGACTGCTGAAACTAAACCCGCGACCGCCGCAATAGCCATATTTTTATCCTAGAACTTTGCTAAATACCGTCTCTATCTCTTCAAAGCC